TAGGCGATCAAGAAAATGAGAACCTAAGGCGCATCCTCTCCGCGTCTGTCGTAGCCCTACAAAAGGTATGCGGGGCTTACGACATAAGCATCGATGAGGATTTTAAAGAATTAGTGTTCGAGCGTTCCAGATATGTGTATAACGATGCGCTGGAGTATTTCGATACAAACTTCTTGATGCTCATCAATAACCTTAACTTAAATAAAGCACTCGAAGAAATCATATTAGAGGATGTTGTCGATGCAACCGTTTAAGTATAACCCGAATTTCAATTCAGGATCGTTTCGGCATCGGATTACCTTCCAGCACTACACCACAACAGAAAACGAGATGGGAGATTCCGTTCAAGCGTGGGTTGATTTCGGGGTAGTGTGGGCAAGTGTTTCCAATCTAAGCGGCAGGGAATATTTTGCGGCAATGCAAGTTCAGGCGGAAAAAACTGTTGTGTTTAAGATTAGATATATTGAGGGTATAGATGAAACCATGAGGATACTGTTTGATGGCAATACTTACGATATTAAGTCTATCGATAACGTAAAGTACGGGAACAAGTTCATGGAAATCAAAGCGCTGGCGGTGGTGTGATGGCTAGTGTATCGCAAAACGTAATTCTCAACGGAACAGGACAACTCGAGCGCTATAACAGGGCTGGGGTTACCTACATCTCTCGTACCGATGATGTTAAGGAAATAATGACAGAACTTGAACGCGCAGCCCTCAAGGAAGTTGCTAAGTTTTTACGCAAGGAAGTCAAGAGGCGCGTGCCTGTTGGCGAAGGAACTTTAAAGCGGAATGTTGGAACATGGGTTAAGACACTTGGCAAACGCATGAAGGGGCAATCAAAGGGCACACCAATTTTACAGGTTGGAGTCTATGATCGCACGCGAGCCAGAAGAAAGGGTTACAGGTACGCATTCCACGCTCACTTAATTGAGTTCGGAACTGTTAAGATGGCGGCTCAACCGTTTTTAAGGCCCTCAGTTCTTGAAAATATCGATCAGATTCGATTAATTCAAGGTAAGTACTTGAAAGCAATCGAGGATGAAAACAGGGCAAATGGATTGATAAATGAAGAAGAAGAGATTGCCGACAATTAAAAAAGAGCTACTTTTTAGTAGCTCTTAAATAACTGGTTTCATCTTACTGATGACCCTCCTATAAAGCGTGCAAATAAGTTTGTAATTAATCCAGTATTTCTTCCTTACACAGTCGCCTTTTGCAGTGCACTCTTTATGGAATCCGCAACAACTGAATCTTTCGGTAGAAAAATCCATAATCGATCACCTCTTCTTAGAATATTTCTTTAACAGATCTTCAATTGCCTCATCCATTAGTTTTGACTGGGGAATACGTGTTTCTTCTGAAAGCTTAATTAATTTTTCCTTGAGACTTGAGTCAATCTTAGTTGAAAAGGGCTCTCTTGCCACATTAAACAACTCCTTTATGTGATCTATTATATCATTACAAGTAATTACACGTCAATACATTTTAGGGGGTAAAAATATGTAATGCGTGAGCTTAGAAAAGCACTAAAGACAAAACTAAAAACCATTCATTCCGGAGTCTTCTTCCAGGCGGCTCCTGAAGATGCCGTGTTCCCTTACTTGGTATTCGACATCCCGAACATCTTTGACGATGGCGAAGGTCAAGAAATCGCCACTGTAGACGTTGATGCTTGGGATATTAACCCTGATACAACAGCCCTCGAAACGCTCATAACCTCAGTCAATGCAGGACTAAATAAGGCTGTGCTCACATCGGATAACCTGACAGCCGCCTTTTACCTTGACAACAAAATCCCGCTGACAGACGAGGACCAGAGGATACGGCGCAGGAAGTATATCTATCAAGCGAAACTATTTAGGAGAGGGTGATAAGTCTTGGCAATCACACAAGCCCAACTAGAAAATGTCCAAATCGATTATGGCATTGTTTATGTCAATTATGGCCTAGCCGGAGAACGCAAATTAGGCCCAACTAGAGGCGGGGGATCGTTCAAGGCGAGCGGGACACTTCGCGATATTGAGTTCGACGGAAGTAATGGGAAAAGCAAAGGGGCGCAAGTACTAGAGGACATAATCGCAGTTCTGAGCGTTACAGTTTTAGACACAAGCATGGAAACTTTGGCCATAGCGATGCCTTGGGCAACCTACGACGCAGCACTTGGCACAATCACAGCCAAGACCTCGAATATAGGAGCGATTCCAGACGGGGCGTACCTGGATAATGTGACCATGTTCGCCAAGGTAATGAGCGGGGAATACAAGAAGATTACATTGTATAACGCTATGTCCGAAAGCGACTTTGAATTAGCTGCCAAACCAAAGTCTGAGGGCGAAATCGGCTTGGAACTCAACGCGCATTGGGATGCCTTCGATGACACCAAGGATTTATTCCTTGTTGAAGATGTTTCGGCAATTAGTGGCGACACAACCATCCCGACCGTAACTACCGTACCAGCTGACGCGTCAACTGGGATTGTGGTAACATCCGATCTGACCGCAACATTCAGTGAAGATGTGAAAGTGATCGATATTAATAGCGATAACTTTATCCTAGTTAAAGCGTCTGACGGAACGATCATCGCAGGGGCATTAACTTATACCAATAAGGTTGCAACATTTAATCCAGCGGATAGTCTAGAGGCCGCAACCCAATATATCTGGACGATTTCAAACGTCCGCGACACATCCGGGAACAAGATGGCTCCGAAAATTACAAACTTCACAACAGCATAATAAAAGGCAGGGGAAACTCTGCCCTATTTTTTTAGGAGTTGAATTAAATGATATCCACAGAGCAAGCATTCGACATGCTACCTGCGGTTGTTGATCTTTACGATAAACTAGATATTGAAGGGTACAGGAAAAAGTTTGCCGAAGAGAACAAAGGCAAGAAACTGGATGAAATGACAAAGGGCATCGATCTATTTAAGTTTATCCTGAAGAACTCAGGAAAGGTAAAGGACGAAGTCTTTGAAATCGTCGCAGTTTTTGAAGAAAAGCCAGTAGAAGAGATCAAGTCTCAGAACTTTATGGCGACAGTGAAATCTCTCAAGGAAATCTTTTCTGACAAAGAGGCTATGAGTTTTTTCAAGGATGCTATGCGGTAGGCTACGAAAAGAGCTTAAACTTACTGCATAGCCATTACGGAATAAATTTTGACAGCAAAATAAAGCTCAAGAGTATTGTGAGGCTATTAATTAAAGCCTTCAACAAAGAGCAAGAAGATTACATTTGGGATAGGTGGATTAGGCTATGCCCATACATGGAGTTGGGGCAGATAGAGTTTATTAGTTTTGACGATTACAAAAAGGCGTTATTAAAACCGAAAGCCACAGAGAAAACGCCTGAAGAAATCATTGCCGAGATGATGCCGGTTATTAAGGCGCATGAAAATAATGACACAAAAGAAAGATCATTCGATTGAGTGATCTTTTTCTTATGCCATTGGAAGGAGGTGTTTCACACGGAGATCTTCAAATTATTCGGATCAATCATGGTCAACAACGATGCTGCCAATCAAGCGCTAGACGACACAGACAAAAAGGCTGAGAACACATCCAATACTCTTGGTGGACTCATTGGAAAGGCAGCTGCAGTAGGTGCAGGAATAGCGGCAGGGTTAGCCGTCGCTGGCGGAGCCCTTCTTGGGTTGGTCAATAAAACCGCAGAGGCGGCAATGATGATTGATAAATTCAGTCAAGTTGCAGGGTTCTCAACCAAGGGATTCCAAGAGTGGGATTACGTCATGAAATCCGTTGGCTACTCCATGGAAGATGCAAGCGGTGACATGGCGGCCCTCGCTGAAAAAGCATTAGAGGCGGCAACAGGAGCAGGTGAAGGTGCAGAGTGGTTCGGTATGCTAGGAATCAAGGCCACGGATGCGGGGGGTAAACTCAAAAGCCAAGAAGTGATATTTGGCGAAGTTATAACTTCTTTGCAGGGCATGGAGGATATCACTAAGAGAAACGCAATAGCCACCGCTTTAATGGGAACCACAGGGGAAGAACTTGGTCCAATCCTAAACATGACAGGCGCAGAATTAGAAGGTATGAAGAACAAGGCTAGCGAGCTAAGTGTGGTTATGTCTCAAGATGCCGTCGATGCAAATGTCAAGTACGCCAAAACGGTCGAAGAAGCGAAGGGCACAATAGGAGCACTAGGGACACAAATATCAAATCAACTTCTGCCAACTTTTCAAGGCATGCTCGATTGGATCATAGCCAATATGCCCGCAATCCAGAATGAGATCGAGTACGCAATGGGACTCGCTGGGGATGCGATTAACAAGGTCGGCGTTGCAATAACCGAAACAAAGGAATTTTTTACAGAACACTGGAAAATAGTTGAGCCAATCCTAGCTGGGATAGCAGCCGGTGCAATCACAATCGGAACCATGACAGCCGCAACCAAGCTATGGACATTGGCGACTCAGGCGGCAACGGTAGCCCAAGCGGCGCTGAATGTCGTTATGAATCTAAGTCCATGGGCCAAAGTAGCTCTATTAATTGGGGCCCTAGTGACCGCTGGCGTGGCGCTATATCGAAACTGGGATACGATTAAGCTCAAGGCAAAAGAATTGTGGACAGCAATAGATGTTGCTTTTAAAAATGGCGTGAATGGTGCCATCGATATGATAAACAGCCTCATTAAGCAGATCAACAAAATACCTGGTGTAGATGCGCCACTGATCGCAAGGGTAAAGGTGATCACGGAAAACAAATCAAGTGCGAAGTCTGTGGATGATAGACTAGGCAACAACGCGCAAGGAACCGATTACTGGCGTG